GTCGTGGCCTGCCCATTCAGCGACACCGACACCTCCTCCAGCCGCCGCCGGGCCCGGCGGACGAAGGTGTCGAGGGCCAGGAGGATGGCCGCCTCTTTCAGCTCGGCCGGCGCGTTCGCGCGGGTGTGCCCCGCCGTGTAGGACACCTTGATCCCGAGCGGACCGCTCCACCACCCGCCCGCGCGCTCCAGATACCGCCGAGCCTGTGGATCGTTCGGGTTGGGGTCCCCGCGCAGCCGCACCTGGAAGTCGTCCGGGTCGCCATCCGCCTCGGAGAGCCACACGGTTTGCGCCGTCCCGTCCACCGTCAGGCTGGCGACCGCCGTGATCGGCCACTCCAGCGCCCACAGCCGGCACCCGTCCACCGGGTCCAGCCGGACGTTCGTGTAGCCCGTCGAGAGCAGCCGCCGGCCGGTCTCCCGCTCCAGCCGGTCGGCTGCCTCATTGAGCGCCGCTACGAGGTTTAGGTCCTCCGTGGACTGGAGCCCGAACGCCTGCGCCAGGTCCTCGACCGTGACGAGGCTGTGCTCCGCGAGGGGCACGGCCCCGTTACGGCGAGCCCTCGGCCGGGCTCAGATGCCGCTCCCCCGCCACGTTAGTCCCGTGCGCCGCGGTCGGCTTGGCCCGGCCCCGGTACTGGATGTACGTCGCGCCGCCCACCGTCGCGTTCTGGGTCGCGCGCGACACCACCACCCGGACGTAGCGTTCCGCCGGGCGCCGGAGGTCGAGATAAAAACTCTTGTCATCGGAGTCGTCGGCCACCGTCTGCCCAGTCCCTGCGAGGTCCGCGCAGTCGGAGCAGTCCGACGCCGCCCCCTGTTGGGCCTTGATCGAGGTCACGGCCCCCGTCACGATGGCGCCGAAGGGCACCACCACCAACACCCCGTCCCACCCCGCCATGTCCAGGGTGGCCCCGTTGATCCCCGTCGCCCCGGCCGCCCCGGCGGTCGGGGTGATGGCGATGGTCAGCTTGGTCTCATCGGCCAGGTAGGCCACCTGGCCCTGGGCCACCGACCCGAGGAGGGTCAACCCCACGAGCAGGCCCGCGAACAACCCCCGCTGGATGTACATGGTCCTCAGCCCTCCGTCGGTGTCAGGGTCGCGTCGGCCCGGATCGGCAGCCCGGCGGCCTCGACGGCCTCGCGGAGCGCGTCCACCGCGGCCTGAATGTCTGCGCCGTGCGCGTCCGGTACGTTCCCGTGCGCGGTGATGCGGAGAAACACCTGCATGACGCCCCCCTACCGCGGGCGGGCCGGGGCCAGGGTCGCGGCCTCCAGGCGCCGCCCCCCGGCCCGGTCCTCGACCGCCTCGGCCATCCCGTTGTTCAGGAACTGCTCCGCGACCTCCGGCCGGAGGTCGATCACATCCCCCGGCTGGAGGTCCCGGACGTGGACGAAGGACTCGACGTACTGCCGCATCCGCACCTTCACGGCGGGCCCTCAGCTCGCCGCGTTGACGAAGACCTTGACCGGCCCCGTCCCCGCGTTCAGCAAGTCGCCGTCCATGCGCGCGAAGGCGAGGAAGGCGACCTGGTGGAAATCGGCGTACCGCTCGTCCAGCCGCAGGAGGGTGATGCCGAGCACGTCGCGGATGAGGTACTTGCTGAGATCGCCGAAGAGCACGCTCTTGGCACTCAGCGCCATCGCGGCCACGTCCTGGTTGACGACGATGGGGTAGCCCATCAGCGTGTCGGGCGCCCCGCCTGCGATGCCGGGGGCCCACAGCGGCCGGCCCGTGCTGTCCAGGATCAGCTTGGTCTTCTTGACGCTGGAGTCGGCCATCATGAAGGCCGCGTTCGCCCGGTAGGCCGGGTCCACGCTGTGCTCCAGCTCCACGATCGACGTGTACTTCCAGGTAGTGACCTGGCCGTCACCGTTCGGCGCGGTGAAACCCGTCGGGGCCGCCGTCACGATGCCGTTCGGCTGGCCCGAACCGGTGCCCGTGGTGAAGTGGGTATTGGTGATCCGCCCGATGCGGGTCCCGAGGGCCTCCCCCAGGTACGCCCCGATGTTGATGGCGTTGTCCTGGAGCAGCTCGGCCGACACCAGCACCTGCTTGCTGGAGTACTTGTAGGCGTCAAGCACAAGCTGGGCGAAGGCCACATCCTGGTTGGAGACCTGGGTGTTCTCGGCCAGGAGCGCGCCGACGTTCCCGGTGTCGTTCACGGTCGGAATGGGCAGGGCCGCCCCGGTCGAGGTCCGCAGGATGGTGCAGCGCTGGCGCATCCCCCCGAAGGCCAGGAGGGCCACCTCCAGGGCCCGCATCAGCTCGTCCGGCACCGCGAAGGCCCCGGCCGCGCCGGTCCCGAGCCCCTGCGCGCGGTACTCCCAGCCGCGCCGGTCCGCCTCCAGGAGCGAGCGCATCGGCTGCGTGGAGAGCTGCACCTCCAGCGTCTTGCTCGCCGGCTCGATCCCCAGCCGGTCCAGCAGGCTCCGGTCCTCGCTCGTGTAGTTGTACCCGCTCGTCGCCGCCCCCAGCAGCCAGAGGCGCAGGCCGCGCGCGGCCTCCTCCTGCCCCCGCCGGGCGTAGCGGATGGCCGCGGGCCCGGAGCGCGGCTCGGGCTCGGCCGCGGGCGCCGTCTTCCGGGGCTCGACCTCCGCCAGGCGGGCCTCGATCGCGTCCTGCTTGATCCGCATCTCGATGTTCTTGCCCAGTGCCTCGATCGCCTGGTCACGGGCCTGCCACTCCTGCTCTTCCTCGGCAGACATGAGCTCGCGGCCGTCCTTCTGGACCTTGGCGAGCAGCGCGATGTTCTCCTCGTGCAGCCGCTTTCGCTTCTCGACCAGCTCCTTGACCATCCCTGGGATCCCCCGCTTCCGCCGGAGGGCGCCCATTCATGCGCAACGGGCGCGGCCCACCCGGCGAAGCCATCCGGTCGGTTGGCTTCACCCGATGAGCGGCGCCCGCCACGGGAGCCGATCACCCTATCGCGCCCCGTCCGCCCCGACCAGCTGGGGCGTGGAGCGGTGCTACCTGGCGCCTAGCCTAGCGAGGTCGTCCGCGGAGTCAAGCTTTCGATCACCAGCGCGCCGCGCGCGCGGCGGCGGCGGCGCGGAGCTGGGCAATGGTCGGGCGGGCGCTCTGCCGCGCCAGCGCCCGCTGGGCCACCTCGACGTCGGTGGCCGGGTAGGCCGGCAGGCTCACCACGCTGACCTCCTGCACCCGCATGTCCGTCACGTAGCGGACCATCTGCCCGGCCTCCCGCCGCCAGTCCTCCCCGTCCGGGAGGGTGCGGAAGGCGAAGCTCATCCCGGACACGTCCCCCCGCTGGAGGGATTCCAGGAGGTCGTCGGCATCGGTCCGCTTGGGCGGGTCGATCTCCACGTGGAGCCCGTGCCCGTCGGTGGCCACGCGCAGGGTGCCAGCCGACAGCCGGCCGAGTACCTTGGTCGGGTCGTGGTCGATGAAGGCCCGGAGGTCGATCTGCTCCTCCAGCGTCCGCCGGATGGCCTCCGGGCGGATCACCTCCACGAAGCCCCCCAGATCCACGCTGCGCGTGTTGAACACGACGGCGGTGCCCCGGATCACGCGCCGGGCCCGCGCCCCAGCCACCTCGGCCCGCTGGGCCGTCCAGCGCCCCCGGCGAATCTCCATGTCAGGCCGCACGCAGCACCTCCTCCTGAATCCGGTCGGCATAGACTGCCGGGCGCTCGGCTTCCCAGCGCGCGGTGAGCGCGGCCACGGCGGCCGGCAGCGCCTCGGGCGGCCCGGCGAGCGCTGCCTCCAGCGCCGCCCGCGACTCGGCCGTGGCCGTGGCGACCAGGGCATCGAGGGTGGCGTCGGTGTCCGCCTCCCGGCCCGCCAGAGCCAGGTGGAGCGCCAGGACGGGCCACAGCCGGCTCCGGGCCCGCGCGGCCTGGCGGGGGTAGAAGCCCGCCATCCAGGCCCGGAGCTTGTCGGGGGACTCGGCCGCCCGCCGCGCCCGCTCCCCCTCCGTCCGCACGAAGAGCCGGAGCTGGTCTTCCAGGAGCGCCCGCAGCCGGGGGGCCAGGGCGGCCACCTGCGCCCGGTGGGCGGTCGTCTCGGCCAGGAGGGGCGCCAGGTCCGACGGCCGGGCCGCCAGGGCCGTCAGCCGCTCGGCCACGCCGTCCAGCGTCGCCCGCAGCTCGTGCGCCGTCGCGGCGGTCGCGGTGCTCAGGCTCGCCAGCTCGCTGGCCACCGCCGCCACCGTGGCACGCAGGCCGTCGTCCTGGAGGGCGGCCGGCAACTCGGCCAAGCGCCGCTCCACGTCGGCCAGGACCGGCGCCACCACCAGGCGGACGGCCGCACGGGCGGCCTCGGCCTGGTCCTCGGCGGGCGGCGGGGCCGGCGCGGGGGCCGGCGGCGGCCGGACCTGGGCGTCCACCACGTCGTTCAGCCGGTCGGCGGGGACCATGTTGGTCGGCACCAAGTACACGTCCCCGCCCGGAATGGGGTTGAGGTTCTCCTTCTCGCGGATATCGTTGATCGAGAAGAAGCCCCACTGCGAGGCGATGGCGTAGGCCTGAAACCGCGTGAGCGTGTCCGCCCGCAACACCGCATCGTCGAGAAACTGCGCGAACTGCTGGCCCCGCTCCAGCGGCCGGATCAGGGACCGCGCGATCTCCTGCTCCCACAGCACCAGCCAGGGCCGGAGCGTGGTCCGCGCAAAGTCCAGCGCCTCCTGTTCGGTGTTCGAGTACGTCGAGCGCGAGAGGTCGCGGAGCTTGGTCGGGCTGATGTTGAAGATGCGGCAGACCTCCAGCACCTGAAACTGCCGCGTCTCCAGGAACTGCGACTCCTCCGGGGGCGTGCCGACGGCGTGGTATTTCATCCCCTCTTCGAGGATGGCGACCTTGTTCGCCTTGGCCACCCCGCGATGAATCCCGTCCAGGGCGTCGCGCAGGGATTTCTTGACCGTCTCGGACAACCGGCCCGGGTGCTCCAGGATGCCGCCGAACCGGGTGCCGTTCCCGAAGAACGCAGCGCCGAACTGCTCCGTGGCCATCGTCAGCCCCAGCGCCTCACGGAACAGCCGGATGGGCGCGTAGCCCTTCATCGCGTCCCCGAGGCCCGGGAGGTGGAAGATGCGCTCGTCGGGCAGCGTCACCCGCGTCCCGTCGTCCTGGACGAAGTCCCACACCCGCCGAGCGCCGTCCATGCGTGGGCTCAGGAGCGGGGGGAAGATGCGGTGGAGCTCGGCCACATCCCCCTTGGCGTTGCGGAGGATCTCCGCGTAGCCGTTCCCGTGGATCAGCGCGTCCTGCTGGAGCGTCTGCCGGAACACCATCGCGGTGCAGGTCGGGTTGGCGAGGTCGTGGAGAACCGGGTAGAGCGGATGGCCCGTGTAGCGTTCCTTCCCCCCAGTCGGCAGGCGCCGGTAGAGGTGCAGGGGGAGCGCGGCCACGCCGTCCGCGATCACCTTGACGGCGGCCCAGACGGCCGCGATCTGGAGGGCGGTCTGTTCGGTCACGGCCACGCCGGAGAGCCCGGGGCCGGCGCCGAAGAGCGACACCAGGGCCTTGTCGCCGGAGCCGAACGGGCCCAGCCAGTGACTCCGGAGCGTCGCCCACGTTCTACCCCACCGAGACAAGCGTTACCTCCGACCACGTGCCCGCCGGGTGCACCATCGCCCGGCCGAGGGCCATCAGCAGCGCCACGACCCCGTCGATCCGGTCCGTGCTCTTGGCCTTCGAGGGCTTCCGATTGCCGGCCGGGTCCTGCTCGACCGCGACGTTCGCCACCATCCAGCGCAGCACCGGGTTGCCGTCGTGGCGCAGGGTGCGCGCGACGATGCGCTTCTCCAGCTCCCGGCAGGCCGCCTGCATCCCCTGGAAACCCTGGCCGAATCCCACGCACGTCAACCCGTCGCCCTGCAGCTGTGTGATCAACTGCGTCGCGTTCCAGCGGTCGAACGCCAGCTCGCGGACCTGGTGCGCCTCGGCCCACTGGCCCGCCGCCGCGCGCACATGGTCGTAGTCCACCACGTCCCCGGGCGTGGCCGTGATCCAGCCCTGCTGCGCCCACAGGTCGTAGGGCACCCGGTCCCGCTGGGCGCGCCGGCGGATGCCCGACTCGGGGCAGAAGAATTGCGCGCGCACCTCCAGGCCGTCCCCCGTGTCGTCGGGCGCGGCCAGAACCAGGGCGGTCAAATCCGTCGTGCTGCTCAGGTCGAGCCCGAGGAACACCGGGCGCCCCGTCAGGTCTGCCCGGTCGGTCCGGCAGGCGTCCCAGGCCGCCACGTCCAGCCAGCGCGTGTCCTGCTCGGTCCACAGGTTCAGGTGCAGGCGCTTGAACGTGTTCTGGTACCCGACAATCTCTTGCGCCTTCTGCGCCTCGCGGGCCAGGTAGTCCGCCTTGATCGTGTGCCCGAAGGACGGGTTGGCCTTCCGCCACGTCGCCTGCGCGGTCCAGTCGTCCGCGTGGTCGGCCGCGTAGAGCACCGGCAGGAAGCCCGGGTCCTGGAGCACCCCGTCCCGGACCTTGGTGGCGTAGTCGTGCCGCTCCCAGCAGATCGAGTGCCGGTCGTACCCCGCCGTGGTGATGGCCACCACCAGCGGCTGGCGTCGCGCGCCGGTGCTCGTCGTGAGCACGTCCCAGAGCTCCCGGTGCGGCGCCGCGTGGAGCTCGTCATAGATCACCGCGGAGGCGTCGTACCCGTGGGCGCTCGGCGCGTCCCCGGGGATCGCGCGGTAGAGGCTCCCGCTCGCCCGGTGAATCATCCGGCGCTGCGACGGGATGATCTCCACTGCCGCCTCGAGCTCGGGGTCCGCGCGCACCATCGCCGCCGCCGCCTGAAAGACGAGGCTCGCCTGGTCCCGGTCCACCGCCGCGGAGTAGACCTGCGCCCCCGGCTCCTCGTCCGCCAACAGCAGGTAGAGCGCCAGGGCCGCGCACAGGGTCGTCTTCCCGTTCTTTCGCGGAATCTCAACGTAGGCTTCCCGGTATTGGCGCTGCTTGTCGGGTGCCAGCCGGCCGAAGAGCTCCCGCAAGAAGCGCTCCTGCCACGGCAGCAGCGGGAACGTCTGCCCCGCCCACTCGCCCGTCCCGAGCGGGAGGTTCTTGACAAAGCGCAACACCTTGGCGGTGCGGTCGTTCTCTGGCGGCCGGCGCCGCGCTACTTGAGCAGCCCCGCCCACTTGCTCGTCGGCACCCGCTCGGGCGGGGCGGCCAGGCGGGCCATCGCGGCTGGCGTGTGGCCGAACTGCGCGCCCAGCACCCGGAGGTCCTCGTACAGCTCCCGGACCAGGCGATGCTCGGGGACGATCCGCCCGGTCGGGGTCACCAGCGGGCCGGCATGGAGGGTGACCACCTCGCGCCGGTACAGGGCCACGCGCTCGCACAGCCGCGCAAAGGACTCCCGGTGATTGGTGCGCAGCACACCCAGCGCCAGCTCGCCCGGGATCAGCTCCTGCCAGACGGCGACCGCCTCGGGGAGGGCCAGGAGCCAGGCCGGCGGATCGGGCGTCGCGGGGGGCGCCTCGGGCTCCGGCCGGATGCGGCGCTGGCCGGGATTGCCCCGGAGGAGCTTGAGCCTGGTGGGGGTCGGGAGCGGGCCGCGCATGGCCCGCTCAATAGCATGGGCGTGGCGCCTGGGCCTAGAACTCGATCCTGGAATCTTGCAGCCGCGCCAACTTGGG